CTTCTCCAGCTCGTCGTCCAATATCGCTTTTAGCTTGCGATTCACGAATATCTTTCATCGCTTGCTGAACTACTTGATCCTCATAAGGATCCATATACTGACTTATTGAAGAAGGATCGAACCCTGCTGTACTAGCACGAGTAAAGTCTTGTGCTTCTTGTAAATAGCCTTGCTGATCTGAAACACTTCTTCTTGCTTCGCCTATCGCTTCTTTTAGATACGGATCCGAAAGTGCTTGTCCTTCTCTAGCTAGGCGTTCAGCTTCTGATAACTGACCACGAAACTCGCCTTCTGCACCTACGGCTCTATCTAATCCTGTGCGAGTGTAATCTTCTCCTTGTTGTAGAGAACGTAAAAGTTGTGCTTTTGCTTCAGAAGTTCCCCCTGATAAGGTAGCAAGGGCTTCTTCACTTAGACCTGCAGCACGATTAAAATAAGGTTGAAATGCACCAATACCTTGATCAGTCATTTGCATTGCAAGTTTTTCTCTAGGAGAGAAATCTGCAATACGTTCACCTGAGTATGTAAATGGACTGCTATCGGCAGCTCCTAGGTTTTGGAACTGACTTGCGTAATACTGTTCTACTCCTGGAAGTAGACCAAAACGATTACCACCCCCTGTTAAGAGGTTGTAAATATATTGGTCAGGAGCCTGATAACTATATGCAGTTTGATTTTCAGACATTTTGTTGGTCACCAAAATTTATTCTATCAAGAGCCGCGATTCCTTGTTGAAGGTCGCCGCCACCCATTCGTCTCACGCCTTTAGCGGAAACAACGTATTCGTTAGGACTAGCCCAAATCGGAACTAAATCTTCTTTCTCGCCTCCAGGACCATCAACTTCACCGCCTCCTAGAAACATTTTGCGGTTAAGGACTGTACCGCCATCTTCTTTTTTCTTTGCTCGTGGTTCTTCTAATATTCCAGCGTCTCTTAATTTTTGTCCAATATAAATAGAAGCGTCCACTACGCTTTCAGGAATGTCTCCCGTAGTTTTAATAAATTTATCTATAGCTTCGTCACTTAACCCTAAAAGAGATAATGTTTGATAAACTGGATCATTTTGATAAATATTTTCACTTTCTACAGAACCCCCTTCTTCCATACCTATTCGCTGAGTACGAACTTTTCCTGGTCGAAATCTAGGACGTGGAGCACGAATTGAAGCAGGAGTATCATCTTCCCCTATAGCAGCTTTAGCTAAAACTCCAGCTATAGTGCCTCCCGTACCAATTAGTTCCCTAGCAAGTATAGGATTATCTTCCATGTAATCTTTAAATCGTTGCATTCGAGTTTTTTCATCAGTCGAAACAGGTGTGCCTGTAGCTGTCTCTGCTGTTTGAACAGCTGCGTCTACTGCATCTCCTTCTACACCAACAGGACTATTAATTGCGTCTATTGCGTCTGGTGCTTCTTTTACTAACTCACCTGTAGCTTCCCCGCCTTGAGTAAACACATCTCTTAGATACGTTCCTACATTAGCCCCCGCATTTCTAATTCCTTCTAAAAGACCACCCAGAAACATTTCAGGAGGATCTTGTTGCAGAGGAGCGTCTACTTGATTACGGTAATGTTCATTTAAAGCATTAACAAGTTTACCGCCGCCAATATTTCCGATACCTGTATTGGCTCCGTAAGTGGCGTATTTATTAAGTATTTCAGTAGTTACGTCAGGAGAGATGCCTATCTCGGCATTTTGCTCAATCATCTTACGAGCGTTAGATTCAGGATTAGTCATCGAATCCATTAAGGAGGCTCGTTGTTCGTCGCTAAATATACTCGTCATAAATTACCCAACCTCTACAACTATTGATCCGCTTGCAATCACCTGTATTTCCCCTAGACTAGCTGTAGCACTGAGTCCAGAGGTAGTGGGCGTGGAGATATTCTGCCACGAATCTCCCAAATATACCTGAAGAACACTTTCAGTTGTATTCCAAATAATACTCCCAGCTTCGAATTTCAACTCGTCTCTTTCGTCACTTGTAAAGACAGGAGTTTTATCTGGATCGACCCTATCTAAACTTAATTCTAAAACTCTAACAGCTCTATTGTACGTGTAGTTACGAACCCAAGGCTCTAGCTCAATAGGTAATCTTCCCTGTAAAAGTTTAGTCATCTTCTTCCATTAGGACGAATATCTAAACGAGTGCCGCCAACTCTAAAACCTACCCCTAGTTGTATTCCCTCAGACGCATCATCATCTGATTCAAAACGGACTACGGCTTGTCTTGCACGTGCTCGCATATCTATTTTAGTAGTGGTCGCTGTAAACGCTGTTGTACTATCCGTAGCTAAAGAATCCCCAGGATAATTACGNGTTTTNAANACAGTGTTNATNTGTTGTCCAGANCCCCCTGTTCCCGTAAAACTTACGTCTGGAATCATGCGACGAACAAACTGGAAGTTTTCGCCTTCTCCAATATCGAAATCAGCAGATTCTATATAAACGTCAGTCATAGGAGAACCGTCTGCATCGTTCCCAGATTCGTGGTCATAAATATAATAACTGCTGCTTGCTTCTCCTGCTGCCCTAGGATTATTCTCTACTCCTTCATCAAGCCACGCGGTACGAGCTAATTTACCAATAGCCCACACTTTATCAACGTAGTTGTACGTTACATATCTATCAGGTAAGTCGGAATCGCTAGAATTATAAAACCAACCTACTTCATTAAATTGACGATTAAGAAGTGCAAAAAACTGGAAGTTCTGAGATTCATTAATATCGTCAAACACATAACTATGTACACTACACTCTACAGGTTGAACAGATCCGTTATAAACGTAGAACCCTTTACGATCCATCCAGAAAACACCTGAAGGTGAGTTGACTGCTGCATTCGGGCCAATCAATCCCACGCCCTCGTTAACTAGATTAACGCCAAAAGTAAGCGGTGCGCCTATAAACTGTAAACTATATAGCGCGGTATCTGTCCAGATTAGCGTTTCTTGTCTAGCTCGTAACCCGCCTATGATTTGTGACCCTGAAGAAAGCCGTAAGTTTCCTGCAGTATTCGTACTTTTCGGCTCCCACTCTAAAATATTTTCTTGATCACACCAGCTAATTAACAACGGATCAAGAACATTGGAACGAGTTGGGCCTGAGATTGGATCAGAACCAAGTACTAATACATGACGGTCTACTGCAGAAACTAAAATCTGAAGACCTAGTGTTGGAGGAAGGTTAGCGTTTGTTACATCTTCTAAGGCTTTTGCTCTAACTGAAACAGTGTCTGAATTATCCCAGAGAAAAATACCTCCTGCTCTTACGCAAGAAACCATGTCCTCGCCAAAATTATCAATAGACCATAGTCGTAACTGGCTGGATGCGCTTAACGCACTAACTGATCCAAACGTACCGCTACCCCAAGTACCAGAACCGTATCCAGAACCAGATACGAAAGTGTCTAGTCCAATATTAATTTGATAAGCTCCAACTACGCTGCTGCCTCCGTTACCACTATCACTAGCATTAGCAGTGACCGTGGTTCCTGAAGTATCTTTCGCAGTAAACGTGTAAGCGTTAGCACTAGTTACAGTAGCTACTTCATATTCTTGATTAAGAACAGCAGCGGTGACTAAACCGCCTAACGTAGCAGCTCCGCTAAACGTAACAAAATCCCCTGCTACTGCTCCGTGGTTCGTATCTGTTGCTGTAATAGTAGAAGAACCATTACTAGCTGAAAAAGTAACATCTCCTGCGCTCGTAGTTAAACGAAGAGGAGTTATATCATTAAAAGCATCTCCCTCTTGAATATAAAGTTTTAGACGAGTACCTACACCTAGAAATTTTGTACCTTGAAGATTAACCCAAGCGTGAAGTTTACGTCCTGTTCCCTTATAAGCATTAAGAGAATTTTTAGCCCACCCGCCTATCTTTTCCGGTAATCCTTTACGAAATCGAATTAAATTACCGTCAAACCAGCCTCCTTCAGCTGTATAGGCGGTTCCTTCTTTATTAATTCCTGGGTTGAATAGAAACTTTTGTAAGGGCATAGCTCACAACTATAAAAATTTAGCTGCAACTATAGTCGCAACCATAAATGGATACACTCCCCAAATCATCATTTCTAGTTTTTTAAACTTTTCAGAACCTTCATTCAGTCTTTCTTCTATCCTTTCGTATCTTAAAGTGCATTCTTTTTGATGCGTTTTTAATTCATTCAAGGTCTGTTGAGAATCTGAAACTTTAGACTGGGCTTTTCTAGCAGCCATTATTCTTGCTCCGGAGTAACCGCTTCCAACTGTTGTGCATACCAGTTAAATGCTGCCATGTATGTATCGAGTTGCTTTTGATTAGCATTGATTACGTTAGTAATCTGCCCAATCTCTTCTCTAAGCTCATCCATACGAGCAGTTAACATTTCAGGATTAGGAGGAAGTTGAGCAACTTCTTTTTCCTCTACAACTTCTTTAGTGTCTGGTTCCATCTTCTTCTATCTTCCATACGTTTAAGTTTGCAGCGACTGTGCGCCGTTCTCCTTCACCCTCAAAAGGGTAAACCATATGCGTTAACCAACTAGGAAACATCAACATCTTTCCTACTTCTGGTTTGATAATAAAACTCTGTGGAGGAGCCAATCGCTCTGTATCTAATAAACTATTACGTCCATAACTAAACGCGAGGCAACCATCTGCATTACCGCTAGAGTTATAAAGGCTGTACTCTGGGCTTCCCGCTGTAGGCTGATCTAGAATTTGTTGCGGTACTTTTGTCCATGTAGTGCAGGAAACTCCCATGATGGTCTTAGTCCCATGATCGTGTATCGGGTTGTAATCGCGCTCATAACTATGCACCGACCAAAGTTCATCAGTCATTACCTCCCGATTACCTGTTAACGCATTACCAGAAACAGCACAGAACTGCTTTACATAATCCATTGCCAAACCTTGGATCATCATGTTGACATCTTTCATTTCTTCACACAAATGATCCATCGTAAGCTGCTGTCCATGACCTATCTGTCCAACTAACGTACCCGCATGACTCTTGCGTTCTTCGGCAACCATCAGTTTATCTAGGTAAGTATTTAAATCACCCACTATATACTCAGGCAACTGGGTCTCCAACATAAAAACTGCTGGCAGCGTATGAAATGTATAAGGTTGCGGCTCCATTAGCTAGGAATTACATAACTGTTGTCAGGTACAGGTTCTTTAGGTGGGTTTGTAATCACAGAGTCATATTGACTTGCAAATACCACGTCCCACTGAGTCGTTGGGCAAAGAGCTTCTAAATCTGACTTAGACCAATCTGCTTCGGCTTTGGGTGTAAAGTTATTGGTAGTTACATCCCCATCAAGGCTGGGGCGTGTTTCAACAGCATTAATTGTTACACTCTTATCACTCGTATAATAATCGGCTTGCCCTTCAGTGCCTTCTTCGTACTTCATCGTAAGATTCCAAACAACAACTTTGCCGTCTAAAACAAAAGGCACCGCTTCCGTTAATGTTTTCTTTACCGCCATTTCTAGCCTCCTTTAAGTTTTTCGACTTCAGCCGAAAGTTCTTGAATTGCTTTTACCATTGCCCATTGTAACTCATCAGGGGAAACGGAAAGTGTTCCAGTACCCTCATGCGTTATTACAGAATTAGGAAAAACTTCTTGAAATTCTTGAGCAATGACTCCTGTTTGAACACCTTTTTTATCAAGATAATTCAAATCTTCTTCTCCAGATTCTGCCTCTTCTGGGGTTTTGTATTCAAAGTTTCTTATTTGTAACTTACTAATAGCCTC